GTTTGCTTTTGAAAGAGAAGCTGTAGTCCTGAATAAATTAATTTTTTCTTTAATATTATTAACTATGTTAGCATATTCATTTGTTATTTCACCTGTTCTGTTAAATTGATTTAGGTCATAAAAATACTGTTCAAACACTTCGAGTTGCGCTTGATTTGCCAAAAGATTATATTCTTGTGGAGTCATATAACCTCTATTCTCTTTATTAAGAATGGCTTGTACTCTTTGATAAACTGTATCTACGCTAATCATATTTTTTTATTTATAATGAAGGGCCACACTAAGTGACCCTATCACTATAGTTTGACTATTTAAATTTCTTTTCAATTGCTTTATAAACTTCAGAGCCTTCATCTGTTTTTAAATATGCAGCAAATGCTGAATATGGATTTTCATCAAAAGGAACTGTCATTAGCTTTTTATTGTTATTATACCAGAAAAAATTTCTTTGTTCCTGATCTAAATAAATAATAGAAGCTTCTGTAGCTTTGATAGCAAAATTTCTTAATTGAACATTATCATCATTTACTAGATTTATAAACAATCCAGGATCTTCTTTTGCAAATAATAATAAATCTCTTTTAATTTCTTGAGAAGTCATTTTTGAAACAGAAGAGCCTTGCTCAACTCTTAAAACTGCTTCAGCGTGGTCTACTTCTAAGTCTTTAGCTAAGTTTAAAGCTTGAATTTCTAATTCAATGTCTTGCAATTCGTCTTTTGCCTCTTCAACATTATCAATTTCATAATAAGTTACGTTTTTTTGAGGATGATATAAAGACAATAATTTTTGTAAACATTGATCTATTTTTGGTACAAATAGCGTACCATCTTTAAAAACAATATGCTGTAATGTGGATCTACCTTTTTGTTCATCAACAAACGGAGATTTTTGATTAATAGCATATCTTAATTCTCTTGAATAACCTTTTTCTTCATCAAACCACATAAGAGGTGTTCTTCCATGATGCTTAGATGCTAAGGTTAACGTTAAAGGTGATTTATTACCTAATAACGCATATGTTCTATCTTTTATAACCCATTTTTTTTCGGGTTGTTTTTGCTTTGTTGCCATGATATAATATAATAAAATTAATAAAATGTAAAGAAAGGAGCACCCACAAAAGGTGCCCCATCTTTACTCTAAAAATTAAGCTACCTGAGAAGCAGTCTTAAATAATACGAAGTTATTAGCTCCTTGAACACACAAACATCTTTCAGATAAGAAGTGTACATTCATTTCATCAACGTCAGATGTATAAACTCCACCTACAGATCCAGTGATCCAAGATTTCATTTTTCTATCATCAGCTTCAGAAGCTCTATACCTTACGTGCAAGAATGGTCTTTTGATGTTTTTACCAAGCGATTGATCGTACACTGTTGAAGTTCCAGCAGGTACAAGTACACCGTCAATATTTCCACCAAGTCCTCTTGTTGTAGCATCATTTAAGTATTTCCAGTCAGTCTTATAAAAATCATAAGAACCTCTTCTGAAACCACTAAACCCAAGATTAAGTGCCATATCTTCACTATTATTAAATACTCCAAAAGAAGTACCACCATTATAGTGAGCGTTTACAGCACCTAGCATATCGTCAAAGGTAAGCGCAGTAGCTCTATTTAGGAAAAGCATGTTTTCTTCAATAGCACCTTGCTTATCTAAGTTTTTAAGGATTTCATCAAAATCTTGTAGTCCAGATCTTGGTGCACCATCAGAATTATCTAGTGCGTTTTCACCTGAATTGAAGTTTTGATAAATATTACCTCTTGACTCAATAGCAGCAAACATACCTTCAGTACCTTTATATCCGTCGCCGATAGCACCAGATCCAGATACAGCAAGTTCGCCTTCTACCATAGCCATTTCAAGATAATCCTCATATCTAAGTCTTGTTTCATGCTCTGATTTTAAATACCATAGGTATCCTGAAGCTCCGTTTTCTGTAGTAACCTCAACCCATCCAATTTGCGCAGTATCAGAACCAGAGATAGAATATTTATCTTTGATAATAATAGGCGAATTAGAGAATTTTTGGAAACCAGCATCAACAGAACCAGCCATTCCTGCAGTACCCTTAGCAAATTCAGAACCATATACAAATACCTTAACAGTTACAGAAGAACCTGAAGTAAGTCCAGCAGCTGTAAGTGTAGAACCGCCGTAAGCTTTAACAGTAAATGTGTTAGTAGCTACAGCAGTAACAACACCTTTAACTACTTTGTCAGCAGTCCAAGTTGTAGTTCCTGTAGGGTATGTTCCAGCTTCAATAAGTGCAACAGTCTGTCCAATTCTTATAGCATGACCGTTTTCAGTAACGACACCACTAGTTGTATTAGCAGATGCTGCATTATAAGCAATATGTAATCTTCCTTGTTCTGACCAAATAATTTGATCTGAAGCGGAAGGTATTTCAGCGCCAACCATACGTAAGAAAGAAGCTACAGATCTGTTTCCATATCTTTCAACTTCCTTTTCGTATACGTCGGGTAGAAATTGTTGCGTAAAAGTTCCTCCACCAGAAGCAGAGTCAAATGTTAGGTAGTTATTACCGAACAAAGTTTTTGTTGGAGTAGGTGTTAATCCTGCCGGAAACGACCCACTCGATGCAAATAATCCCATTTTTTTAAAGTTTTAAGTTATTTTCTAATTTTAATTCTTAAACGTTCAAAATCATCACCACTTACTGCTTTAACTTGCATACCCCCTTGCGTAGTTACATTTTCATGCGTTCCACGAGGGTTCATATCTATGTTTTTAGATTTAGCCATGCTGCTTTTAATAGCATCAGCTTTACCTTGTTCATAAAAATGATTTGCAATAGCATCAGCGTTCATAGCTGTAAATAATGCTTTATGATAACCTCCGGCATCTTTCATATTGTTTTTTTCGTCAACAAACCTGCTAACTAATGAATTTATGTCGGATTGAGTTTCTTTTACATTATTAACATCTTTTACTTTAAATCTATATTTATTATCTCCTACTTTATATTCAAAACCTTTGAAATTTTCAGAAAACAAATCATTTGTTTTTTGTTCAAATATAGATCGCTGTTGTTGCGATGTTTCTTCCGTTTGTTTATAATTGTCGTAAAACTGAACCGCTTCTTTCTGTTCTTGAGACAACTTAGAACTTAACTTAAGTTCGTCGTAGTACTTACTCTTTAAATTAGTAAGATTTGATTTAGCCTCGGCAATTGATTCTTTTAAAGCAAGCTTTTTTCTTTTAATATCTCTTTCCTCTTCTGACTCTTCATCATAAGAAAAAGAATCTTCAATTAAAAAGCTTATTTCTTCTTCTGTTAAATGCGGTTTAGATTGGCGATAATGCTCTCTAAGTATTTGCATATCTTCCATACCCGCATAATCTTTATTAAGATTTACATAATCTTCAAGTGTTCCACCTGTTTCTTTCATAAAATCAACTAATTTATTGATATTTTCAGGTAATTCAGGCTTAACCTCTTGTATATTATTTACGTCTTCCGATTTTTCTTTAAGTTTATTAGGAATATCTTTTATTTTATTCGCTAATGTAGCTTCTTCTTCCTCATTTACAAGCTCTAATACTTCATCCGCTTGGTTATCGGCGTCGCTTTCTCCGGAAGGTTTTTCATCTGTTTTTTCGACGTTTTGTTCTTGTACCTCTCCGCTAGTTTCGGATTCGTCGCGTACAGGTACCTCATCTGTGCTTTGCTCTTTAGCGGCATCTTCTTCTTTTTTAAATTTACGTAAATCTACTTTGAGCGTTCCGTCTTCATCAACTGGTGTTTTGTACGGAGCAGGCTCTTCTTTTTTTTCTTTTGTTTTAGGTTGTGCTTGATCTTCAGTTTTATCAACTGTTTCTTCTTGTACAGCCTCTTTTGTTTCTTCTGCCATGATAAAATATTATATAATTATTAAAAGTTATTATCGGGGTTCAAATTGTTCTAAGTTAAATCCGCTCCCCATGGTATCGTTACCAGCAGATTCAAACTCTTGCTCTCCTTTTCTATCCTTTCTTTGTTCTATTAATTTAGATTGTTGAGTAGCTTGTATTCTAGTTCTTTCGTCTTTTCTATCTTCTTTAAATTTTTCTTTACTTGTAAAAGCTTCGGCTTCTTTTTCTTTTAAAGCCATATTAAGTTCAAACTCATAACTCATTAATTCTTTTTTCAAATTCTTTTCTTGCTCCATTTTTTGTAATTCAAGTCCCGCTTCCATTTCTGCTAATTGAGCTTTTTGATTTGTTATAGCTTCATTTTTTTGAATTTCCATTTGGGCAGCAACTTGTGTATTCTGTGAGTTAGCATCGGCTTGCGCTTGAATATTTTGTTGTTGGTTTTGTTGATCTAATTTTAATTTTTTCCTTCTTCTTACTTTTAAAAGTTGATTAGCTAATTTTATATTTTTTATTTCTCTAATATCAATAGCATCTTCTAAATAAATTTGATCTTTAGCTAAAGCTTGCTGTATATTATTTTCAAGTCTTTGCTTTTCTTCTTCATCGGGTGCTAACTCTATATAAATACCAAAGTCATGCAAGTGCATATTTTTAATATCTTCTAAAGTTGCTACATTAAATCTACCAATGCTTGAAATAAAAGATTCTTTTGTTGGAGAAAATTCTAATACATCTGATATTCTTAAGCTTATAGCCTCTGCTGTTTTAGCAGTTAAAAATAAACTAGACTGTAATATATGCCTTGTTGCTGTATTTGAATTTGCAGCAGCTAACTTTTGTACACCTACTAATGCATTTTTATCCGGAGTACTTCCATCTCTTGCTTCATTTAACCCAGTTACATCTCGAATCATTTGAAGATAATAATTATAAGTATTTATAAGCGAACTTATTTTATTATTACCGCCGTTAGAAGTTAATTCTTGAATAGGCACTTTACCAGGGTTCATATCCCCCTCTTGTGTCATAGATCTACCTATAACAGAACCTGTTTGAAAAAACATATTTAATGCTTCTTGCGGATTATAATTTGTACCATTACCTAAATCAATTTCAGCAAGGCCATCTGCATCTAAATAAACACCATCTGGTATCATTCTTGCCATTACTTGCTGTAATTTTAAATGAGTGAGTTGGATCATATCCGCAAAACCAGTAATTCTGCTAACTAAAGATTCTATACGCCCTTTATATATTCTAGGTGCCACTATATTATAATTCATCATTACTTTTGTAGTATCACTTTTAGGCCTTACCATATTTTTAGCTATTTCCCATTTTAGCATTTGTTTTGTGCCTAATA